GATCAGTTGGACGGCTTGCAACGTAAATTGGCTTGCCTGAGGTAACCGACGTGGCTGCGGCTTTCGTAGCATCTGCTTTCTTCACCACTGCGGCTGCTGCCTTGCCTGCGGCTGAGCCACCCTTAGCATAACCGGGGTAGCGCGTTTGGACTGTCTTTGTAACAATGTCCGTAGCAATCGTTTGCAATTTGGCTTCGTGATACTGCACCATCTTAGCCTTGTTAGCGTCAGTGCGCGGTTGCTTCCACAGTGCATTCATCTGCGTCTGATATGTTTTATCGGCCTTCAGTGCAGCGTACAGGCGGTCTTTTATCCCGTTTCCAAGATCAACCTTAGACTCGTATTGGAAGTCTTTGAAGAAGGGCATCTTCAAAAACACGCCGAGGGCTTTACCAAGGATGTTGTTGTTCTTCTTTTCGCAATCCTCGGCAACTGAGTTTTCATACGCCTTCTGCTGCTTTACACCATCTTCGGTCTTTGTTTTTTCAAATGCAGCCTTCTCTGCAAGGAACTTCTTACGTTCTGGGGTATCTACTGGAGTAGTAGATTTGGACTTCGCTTCATCCTCTTGACCTTTGAACCAATCAGAAATCCCTTTCACCAAACCTGTAATGGTCTTGATGTCTGGAGTAACTTCACCTTTATCATTCTTTGCAGATAATGCTTCATTGAACTTAGTCACAAAGCCTTGTATATTACATTCTTTCAACCCTTCAAAGAAATGAGGTTGGAAAGAATCATAATAGGCTTTGGCATCATGTGCTTTCAACTTTGCAAGGAACGATGGAGCAAGTTGACCGAGTGCTTCGGGGTGATTGTTGGCTTTCAAATCTTCAATCACGTTGTCCCAAAGTTTTGGATCGGCTGCGTATAACAATTCATCAGTTGCAGTGACAGTGTTGATCATGTCCTGCATTTTTTGGTAGCCGTCTGGTCCACCTACTGAGTCGATGAACGCCTTGGCTTCTTGCATTTCGGCAACGCCCTTAGGGAATATCTGCTTTGCAGCATTCCATCGTTCGAACGAGCCGTGTAGTTCTTTTACTACTGCCGCATTCTTAGGGTCTGAATCTCGTAACGACTTCAGTACGCTGCGAACGTTTGCAGGAGTTGATTCTAATGCTTTGTCAGACGCTGTTTTTGCAGCGGCTGTTTTCTTGAACTCTGCTTGCTGTTCCGGTGTTTTCTCCGTACCGTCAGCATTGTGAGTCTGAGTCTCTGTTTCCTCCGCTGGAGTTTCAACGGGTGTTTCTTCTGCGGGCGTCTCTACTACTGGCGTCTCTACAGTTGTTTCCTCTACTGGTGTTTCAACGGCAGTCTCTACGGCTGCCGCTGCTGAGTCCAGCGAGGCGATATCAACGAGTGCATCTGCGCTCATTTTGAGTCCTTTTCTTGATCTGAGATCATTTCTGAGTTCTTGGTGCTCTGGGGCCACGTTGTATTGTGGCCCCTTTTGCGATGTTACTCTATCGGTTGTTTCAACGCCTCAGGGATCGCCTTGCCTGCCACTTTGTGGTTCAAGGCTGTTTCCTGCTGTTGCTCAAAAAGTTGTGGGGTACTTTGTACTCCCATCTTTGCAAGCAACTGAGAAGCTACAACTGGAGGCATCTTGCTTATGTCAGCAGAGATGCTCTCAGAAGGTGGTTTATCAGGTGGTTTATTAGCTGCGGCGATCTTCTTTACCATAGTCTGATGTTCTAAGAAGTGCAAATGCACATTCTCATAACCTGCTCGTTGCTTCTCATTGCCGTATTTGAACTTCTGTCCTTCTGTACTGTTAAGCCACTCAAAGGATTCATTAGCTTCCACCAAATGGTTTTCACTTTCATCCTGTGCTACAGGAACAGTGCTAACCAAAGGAGGCAATGCTTGCGAGGCTTGTTGTACCTGTTGTACCATAGCCACGGCTTGCGGAGGAATCTGCTCTCCAGTTGCCGCTGCTGCTTGCATTCCGCCTGTGATCTTTGCTATACCTTCTTGCATTTGAGCAAGTTTAGGATTTGGCATCGGACCAGAGCGCAGTAATACTTCAAATTCACTTCTTTGCTTAGTAACAGAGGATGCACCTGCAACTTTGTAGTTCTTCAGTCGCAAGGCTTTCGAGGTTTCCTCTAAGTTGGACGGGCTGAATACCCATTGCGCCAGCGGAGATACTGGATTCTGATTTGCTTTGTCTATCAGAGTCATTATCTTCACTGCTTTTTGCTCTTCCGTTTCGGGTAGGGATGGATTGCTCTCTGCATAGCAAAGAACATTGCCACCAAGCAGATTTGCTGTGTTGACCGAGACGTTTCCACGCTCTGGTCCCAAGTTTTGAGTGATTTCTTTTCCATCACGACATTCGGCTGCACACTTTGCGGCCTGCGAAGCGGCTGCTGCGAACATGTCCTGAGCGTTGTTCCAAGGACACCCCACACGCTGCAATGCTTGGTCGCGTTGTATAACTGAACTGCCTACTGTTGGTTCCTGCGTATTGTTGCCAAACAAGGAAGGCAGCGCTCCTGAGATTTCCTCAGATAGAGTCGTAATGAACCATTTGATAAAGTCGGGCAACGCGGGCTGGTGTTGCGGCGTTGGCTCTACCATAATGTACTGTGACTCAGTGGTGAGTCCGGGTTGCGGTTCAAAAGGACCGATGCTACCGGGTACGTTAGGCTCACTCTTGATGGCGTCCATGTCGAACGCTTCGGCATTCATCCATTTCTTCGGAATCGTGCGTTTGAAGAAGTCGTCCAGAAGGTCAACCCAATCGTTGATGCGCTTCTGTACGGAGATAAGAGCCGTGCCCATTGCTCTGCGGTTTTGCCCTTTGCCTGCCCACGGGTGACCTATAACAAGATGGTCATCCATCTTCTCATTGCGCGAAAATGCGTACTCTTGTGCGGCACGTGCCAGCAACACTCCGTCTGGGAATGCTTCAAGAAGTTCCGCTTTCTCGCTGTCACCAACTGAACCATCTAAGAACATCGAGGGTCGCATCCACGTATACTTCACCGTGGTGTGGCGACTCAATGAGTCTCCCGTAACGTATGCGCCAAGCACTGCCTGACGTACATTTTCACGGGCGATGCGGTCAAGTTGCGTTGCAGATTGTCCGTCTGTACCGGGATTGATCTTGCTTGCAATCCACGGGAACATACCACGGACAAGTGCCACGTCATAGTCCAGCATCAACTGCACAAATGTCATCTCTGAGAAGTTGTCAACAGAGATGGGAACTTTGTGGTCCAACTTGCCGTGAGCCGTGGTTACTTCCATGCCCAGCGGTTTCTTTCCACTGTTTCCTACTCCACTTTCTACGAGTAGGTCTTCAATCTGGTTTCCACCTGAGGATACGGACTCAGTCTCTTGTAAAAAATCCTCTTGTCCTTCTTGTCCCGTAGGTGTGTCATCTGGTGGATTGAGTATGTCTTCGGGAACTGTGGGAGTTCCTTTGTCTTCTTCAAAGCCATACTTCTGTCCATTAAGCTCATAACGGGTCCAAAGTAAAGTACGGTCTTCGTTCCAGAAGATTCTGGCACACTGTACCAGTAAATCATGCAGGTTATTATTTCTTGCCCAAATATCTTTGAAGCGATTTGCTTCTTCGGCTGCAATCTTATCTGGTGCCCACTCTGGATTGGCTGGGTAAAACTCTACTTTAGGAACTTCACGGGACAAAGCAGCAACAATGATGTCGCTCTTCGGTCCATAAATATTCGTGTCATAGATACTATTGTGGTTTCTCTCGTTGGCTTTCTTACCTTGCCCGCCACCGGGAAGTTCCCAGCCACCGCGCTTACCACGCAGCAAATGCTGATATCCACGCTCAAAGTGCAGCGCTTCCCAAGCCTGCTCAACTTCAAGGCGTCTAGCCGCCACATCCGCCTTCGTGCATATATCATCAAGTTGAAGTAAAGCACCCTTAGCTCCTTGACTTAGTTCTGCAAAGGGTTCTGGCGAGTAGGGGAAAGGGCTGTAAACCCCTAACGGACTGTCCGAAGGACTTTCCGATTGATCACTATGCTTTCCCTCAGTGCCTGTTCCTACAACTTCTGGAACGCTGTCTGCCATTGTTTGTCTCCCGCCTGTAATCCACTATCTTTGTTCCTTTACTTGAGTTGCAGGAACCACAAAGAGGTTGGATATTGCTAATGTTGCTAGTTCCGCCTTTTGAAATAGGAATCACATGGTCTGGTGTAAGTCTCTTCTTTTTATTACAAGACAAACACTTGTTATGATACCTTTTACAAAGTTCTACCCATTGTATATAAGTGTAGGCACCACCTGCGGCTGTTTTAGCCGCACGTCTCTTCTGTAAAAGAGCAGACACTTTATCTGGGTTTTTCTTTTTCCATTCAGCAAGACTCTTTTTAACCAATACTGAGTGTTCGGCTCTGTACTTCATACTATAAGCCTTTGCTGCCTCTTTGTTGGCTTCGTAGTATGCTTTTCGTTTAGCCTTTACTTTATCTGGGTACTTCTTTGCCCATCTTGTGTAACTTGCACGCGCTTTGCTTCTGTTTCTTTTCTTCCACAACTTGCCTTGCTTTAGTTGCTTTTCTCTATTAGCAAGGTAATTTGCGCGGCGTAACTTTGGTGTCTTATATGGCATGTGTCCTCCTCTAAGGACGACTCAAGGGAGATGTAGAGGCATCTCCCGAGTCTAGCCCGTAGCCGCTAAGCCACGAGATTTCTTTCTAGTGATGCATTGCTGCAAAACCTTTAGCCGATGCCTTCATTCTCTTTACGTGCTCACTGTCTCCCGGCTTAGGTTCTTTCTGCGAGGCAGTTAGCTTTTGACCAGACAGTACTCCTAGCGCTTCGTGAAGTCCACCTTTATGAACTGTGAAGCCACCTTTGCTACCAAGATCAACGTGTTGAGTTTTCTTTTTACGACCGATTCCTGTGCTCATTATGCTGCCCTCATACTTCCTCGTACAAGTTGCCCACCGCTGTCCACGCGGGGCTTTTTGCGTGGCTTATAACTTGGCGCTTCGCCTGTCATCCACTGGGGTAAAGACGTAGAATCTAGAGAAGCAGTCTCCGATGGGACTGGGCTTTTCGGTTTCTTTGGTGATCCTAAACCAATCATTTTGCCTCCCAGAACTTGCAAACTGCAACGGGATGTACTTTCACATCTCCGTTGGGAAGTTTAGGCCGTTTGCTTAGTTCCTTCATGTGCTTTCCAGCACAGCCACTTTCTTCTTTGCGAAATTCATCGCAGTTGAAACAATGCTTATTACTGCCGGGGTCATGGCTTTGGTATCCCGTTAGAGGTTCTTTGATTATGCTAAACGCAAACTTAGCCATTGTCCTTCACCTTTTTACGCCCAAGTCCAGCCATCTTCCGCTTCCGCTCGGGGAGTCCCTTAGGAGAGCCTGTTGCACCAAGCCACTCCTTGACTCCCGATTCCCCTAGTTGTTTCTTTGCATCATCTGTGTGCAACCATCTGAACTGCGCTTTTGATTCAGCAGGCATGTCCACTCCTATGTTGCGCTGTTTACGCTTCCTGCTGGTACAGTTACGCTCGCACCAGAGGTTTTCAGAGTAACAGTAAGAGATGCATTTTGTCCGCTGCCTGTGATAGCAGTAACTACACCTAACACTGATACATCATCTCCTGCTGTTCCAAAAGCCTTACCCCAGATACTTATTGCGGGGCTTGCTGGGTTCGTTTGTACGGCACTCATGTCATTGGC